ATAGTTGTACTTCATGTCGGGCAACGTGTTGACGCCTGCCGTCACAGTTCAATGGTCAGACCGGGGGTCACGCCCAGCTCCGTCTTCTTCACGGCGAACTGCTCGAACCGCAGAATCGGCATCGCCTGGAACAAGATCTCCTTGCTCCAGATCGTCTGGATCGCTGGCCCGAGCATGGTCGAAGGGTTGGTGGCACCAGTCGCCGGAGCGACGCCGTACCCAAGGCCCGTCTGGTTGGCACCAACCGCCGCGGCTGCGTCGTAGCCAGCAGCAGGCTGGTAGATGGAGTTGGTCGCACCGGCTGCCACCTGCGGGGTACCGGTGATCGCAGTGTTCTGCGGGAATGGGGAACCGAGCGGGGCCGGTCCGGCCATGGAGCCCTCCTAAGGGACGTTCGTTGTTACGGTTACTACCGGCGTCGCGCTTGCGACGCTGACTGCATCAGCCGGTCCCGGTACTTCGTGTACGTCGCCATATCCATCGACCGGATGTCATCCGGCGTCAACGTCTCGAACGTCGTCTGTTGCTCCATAGGCCCCGAAGGTGGCGCCGTGACGGCGGTCCCCCGGTACTGCTGGCGCTGCGAGGTTACAGCACCTTGAACGGACGCGAGGATCTGCGCCGTCCGCGCCTTCATCAACTCGATGCTGGCGTCGATCTCCGCTTCGTTGTTGCCGGTGATCAGATCCCGCAGTTCGGGCATGATCCACTCGGCTTCCTGGTCGACCCGAGCCCGCTGGTAGTTCACCAACTCGTTGAAGCGGCGCTCCTGCTCCAGCACGGCCCGGTCACGCTCACGCTCTGCTTCCAACGACTGGAAGCGTTGCGACCACTCATGCTCCTTGGTCTCCAGGAGCGAGCGGACGTCCATCTCCTCCTCACGCTTCTTGCGATCAGCCTCCTCGCGGGCTCGAAGTTCGTCAGCGATGGCGGCTTCCCGGGCCTCCCGCTCCTGCTGGAGGGTCTTCAGTTGGGTGTCCATCTCATCGATGCGCCCGTACAACTTGTCCTTCTCCTCCCGGCGGATGCGAGCCACATCCTCCTCGGTGAAGAGACGCTGACCTCCGGCGGTGTAACCGCCACCAGCAGCCGTCCCGGCCCCAACGCCCTGCCCAGGGTTGATCAGGCCGCTGTTACTATTTGCAACTTGGCCTGGCTGGAGATCGGCATAGGTGACCGGTGGCTGGCGGGGATCCGTGCCCACAAGTACGCCCTGAGCAGGGGTTTCAGGGGGCAAGCCACCGGCGCCTTCCGCAGCAGTACCTGACATCATGTCCTCCGTCGAGTTGTCCGTATACGCGAAGGATGCCACAACGTCGCTGATGAGGGCTATACCCCGTCACTTGTTGGTGTTGTCATAGTCCAACGTCTGCGGCGGGGCGATTCCGTAAGCAAGTTGCATGATCTGCTGAGCCAGGACCGGGTCGACCGGTCCACCCGGCATCGAACCGTCCTCCATCATCATCGGCGTGCCGTCCGGCATGATGCCGGTAGCAGCGATCTGGAACTGGGTCAGTTGCGCCCGGATGAGATCAAGCGCCGCCTGCTCCTTGGTGTCCTCCAGCAGTTCCTCAAAGATCTCCTGGACCTTCTGGTCGGGGAACTGCTCACCCAGGTCCCGCAGAGCGCCACGCTTGGACTCCAGGCCGAGCGCCATCTTCGCCTGGATCTCGTTGATCTTGACCAAGAGATCCATCGGCAGCGGCGAGATCCAGTTGACCTCGGTCTTGTAGGTCAGCGCGTCGGTCGGATCCAGTTCCAGCATCTGATCCGGCTTGGGCGGCACGCCCGACAGGATCGGGTTGAACACCAGCGCCTCGGGCTCGAAGATGGCGAGCGTCTTGATCACATGGCGGTTGATGTCCTTCAGGCCCCGGGTGTACTGCACCACCTTGATGTGACGACGCATCATCAGCGGCTGGTACTGGATGGTGAGCGCCGTGCCGGTGGTGTTGGAGATCGGCTGCTGCTGGCCGAGCGCACCGGCAGGCACACCAGTCGACTCGTGCATCGCCTGCTTCAGCACCTCCAGGAAGCCGAGCATCCCGGTGAAGTCCGTCCGCATCTCCAGGTTCTGGATCTGGGCGTCCTTGTTGCCGATGGCCCAGACCTTCTTGGCGCCCTTCTCCAGGCCCGAAGCCTTGGCCCCGATGATGACGGTGACAGGCGAGCCATGGTAGTTGATGATGTCGGAGATCTCGGTGGCCTTCTCGTTGTACTCCCGGTTCAGGCTGATGATGTCCTGGATGTCCGAGAGGCCCCACGGGCTCGATGCCACCGGGTAGTTCGGGATGAACGCCACCGGGATCTCGCCCAGGGGGTTCGGGCGCCGGTCGATCAACTCGTCGTTGACGTACTCCTCGATCATGGAGTCCGTGATCAACTCGACGTAGGTGTTGACCGCCCTGGTTCCATCAGCAGCGGTCGCCCAGAACTTGTACTTCAACTTGAAGCGGATCATCCGCTCCCGGTCGTGCGGGTGGAACTCCGGGAAGCAGAACGCCGGGTTCAGCGGCAGGATGCGCACCCGGCCGGGATGCGGCAGGCCCGCGGCGTCCACGAAGGGTTCCTCATAGGCGGTCTTGACGAACACGTCGCCGGAGACACCACCCTGCTGCGCCATCTCCCACAGGATGTTGTGCTTGTTGTTGTCGACCTCCCAGACCCGCTTCAGCAGCGGGGGCAGGATGGCCGACGTGGCCTCGGGGGAGGCGAACTCGACCCCTTGGCCAAAGCAGAAGTTGTTGATGTAATCAGCGAACGCCTTGACGTAGTTGAACGTCAACTGCGAGTCACCGATCTCCCGCCGGTAGGCCCAGTGGTGACCGAGGTACCACGCCCAGTTGCTGGCGTAGCGGGTCAGACGAGGCCCATGGACCTCGAACTCCTCATCGGCCAACTCCACGAGCCCCAGGGGGCTTACGGCAACAGTGAGATCGCTGGCTGCGGCCCGGTACGAGGCTGGTGCGAAACTGATCATGCTCATGACACCATCCTCGTGCGGTCCGGGCCGCAACCAGAGTAGTGCCTACCGACGAGCCGTCTGGGTCTGCTGGCGCTCGGCCTGCCGCTCCTCGGCTTCCTTCACCTTGTCGGGGTTGGCCTTCTTCCACTCTTCGATCTCGCGTTCTCCGGCCTCCCGAACCTGCTGAGCCTCCTTGTCGCGCTGCTCCTGCGCCTTGCGCTGGCGGTCGCTCATGTGCTCAGCCTGGGACTCCAGGTACTTCTCCTTCGCCGCTTCCGGCGTCGGCTCCGGCTGGTTGGGCATCGGGTTGGGCGGGAACGCCGCCCCACCGGTCTGCGCCTGCCAGACCCTCGCCTCGACCTCGGCCTCCACATCAGCCAGCGAGCGCTTGTCGCCAGAGTTGACGGCCTGAGCGACGGTGGCGTCCGCTTCGAGGTCCTTCTTGCGTTGAGCGGGAGTGCGATCCTCGCTGTCGGCCATGTCATTCCTCCTGGTAGTTCGACTGGAAGTCGATGACTACAACCGTAGCGTGTTCCATCTACCTGCTCACGTCTCCGACACGCTACCCCAGCGACAACGCGCCCCAAACCACTGACATTGACACTAGGGTTCCGAACCCTGCTACAGTGGCACTCATGATCGGGTACAAGAACGAAGCACTGAAGCGGGTCGGCGTGAGCAAGCACCGGCTGATGTCCGGGCACTCGGAGACCTGTGTCGTGTGCGACAAGACACTGGTCCCCGGTGATCCGCCCCACACCTGCGCCGAGCACTCGGACTGGGAACTGGTCGTTGTTGACACCGACAGCCAAGGCAAGACCGAGCAGTACCTACTGGGTCACGAGAACGAGGACTGAGGGCTGATCCTCCGACCCCTCTTCTTGAACTGCGCCGAGTACTGGGGCATGGCAGACCATACCTCACGCTGCTCCGGCGTGTCCTCGGCCATGATGTCGCCCCGGCGGTTGCCCGGGTGGTACGGGTTGTTGCGGTCCCCGACATAGGCGCCCTTGCGACTGATCTCCCCGTAGGCCATCTGCTCGTTGGCCAGCGTCGAGCGCCGGGCGGCAACCTCACCCCTCGGTGTGCGGGGGAACGCTGCTGGCACATCAAGGTTGCCCTCGTTCGCCGCCCAGCCACCGAGGTGCCGACCAGGCTGCATCAACGTCGTCTGGTTCGCCTCGGCGTAGGTCCGGATCGAGGACCCGGTCGACGGCAGCGCATGGGTGCCCTCCTGGACGTCCCGCTGGCCGACCATGAAGACGTTCCTGGGCTGCTCCCCGCCGCGGCGCATGTTCGCCGTGAACCCGCCGATGTCGGGGTCGTTGAGTTTGGCCGCGAGGCCCTCGAACTGCGCGTCGGAGAGCATCAGACCTTCCGTTCGATCTGGCGCTTGCGAGCGTTCACCGCCCGCATTGCATCCGGCATCAACCGGGCGGGCATGAAAGTGTCCATCTTGGCCTCAGCCGCCTGCATCGCCTGGGGCTTGGGCTTCATCTGGATGAACGGGTTGACCGGGACCCACCTGTTGTCGCTGTACGGCTGCGGACGCCGGACCCCGAACTTGTAGGGGACAACAGTAGGGCGCCCCGGCCCGGGCGCCCCTCCTGCTGTCTTGGCGACCGTCGCGGGCTTCGCCACCGAACCGGTCTTGGCTGTTGCCATGATCAGTCAGGCACGTTGGCCCGGTTGATGCGGTG